GGTAGCTGCCAGTCCGGAGATCATACCTCCCAACACAATCTCTGCGTTGATCCCGGAGGACATATGGATAATGATTGCGATAATCGTCCCCAGACACATGGATGCCAAAGGAATGTACTTATTCGGGAATTTGTCAAAGGCTGTCTTAAGGCCGTATCCAACCACCAGACAAATGCCTAAAATGATAGGGCTAATAAGTTGCAGTAAAAATGATAAATCCATAATGTTATTCCTCTCTTTCTTATTAAATTAAAAGGCCTGAACTGCTGCATAAAGCAATCCAGTGATCAAAAAAGTTACGATTCCTCCGATCACAGCACTGACTAATGCTCTCTTGGTATTGCTCCACTCTTTTCCCGGGGCATTTTCCATTTCATCTACACGACTGTCCATCTTATCGACCTTCCTGTCGAGGCTGGCCACTGTCTCATTGGTGTGCTTAACCTCTTCCACCAATTGGATCATCGTATTAGACATGGTATGTATCTCCTTGACCACAGGTTCCAGTTCTTCCAATCTGTGTTGGTTTGATTTTGCCCTCTGTTCTACTTCTGTCAGTCTATGTTCGACATCGAGTTCGTTCATTCGTTTATCACCCCCCCCAGATGTTATGACTTCCTTTTTTTCTATTGTAATATATGTGGCTTTCTTTTTTGTACCATTTTAGTTGCTTGTCTAGCATAAAGTGATTTTCGCATACCCATCACCGGATCTAACACCGTTGGACCAGGAACCATTTGATACTCCGCCAATGTATCCAGAACCTCCACCGCCGCCAGCAGTCCAGGCGCTATCGCTATCTTCTCGTCCATAAGCTCCACCGTAAAGCCCACCGCCACCAGCTGCTAACCATTCACTACCAGAATTCCATCCACCATATCCAAAACCACCGTTATAACCAGCAGGACTACGTGATTGTGTTCCTCCAGCGCC